TACAGATAAATCTAAGATGTCATTCTTGTGGCAAACTTATGAAAAGATACCCCAAAGAAAAGAAACCAATCAATCCACCAGTTAAGAGGTACTGGATGAAATGAGTAAAGTAGAAGAGTACAAAGCATTAATTACAAAACAGTTTGATGAACTAGAAGCTATGATGAATAAACAAATGCATCTTACAGATCCTAAAACAGTAGAAGAAAAAATGTATTCAATAAATTACAAGTGGCATTTTATATCCGAAGAAGATAGAGACTTCTATCAAGGATGTAGACACGCTCTTGACAATGGACTAAAGTGGTGAGCGGAGGAGTCTACAATCAAACATACTTCGATAACAGACCTGAAGAAAAAGAAAGAGAGGGTGTGTTGTATGGAGTTATTTTAGTAAACACAAAAACCTTTGAGCGTGAGTGCATCAAAGTTGGTATCGCTAGTGGTAAAGACTGGCGGCATGTTATCAAAAGAAGTCGTGGTTTTAAAGGGTATGAGTTGCGTATTCAACGAACCTATCACGATACAATCTATAACTGTTGGAAATACGAACAACAGCTACACGAGGAGTTCAAACACGAAAGTTATAAACCAAAACAAAAGTTTGGTGGGCATACGGAGTGTTTCGAAATTTCATCCCTTATTTTATCCCACTTTCCGAAAAAAAGTTCTTGACTTTTCCTCTCTCGTTTGATATAATAATATCATATTTAGGAGAAAGAGAAACTTTGAGACAGATAGTACCGCCAACAAATTGTCCAGCATGTAACAGTGTACTGGAGTTTGTAAACGATCAGTTATTCTGTCTGAATGACTCTTGCTCTGCTAAATCTGCAAAGCGTATTGAACACTTTGCAAAAACTTTAAAAATCAAAGGACTTGGTCCAGCTACTATAGCTAGACTTGATCTATTTGACTTACATGATATCTATTCTTTATCCCAAGAAGAAATATCATTATGCTTGGATTCAGAGAAACTAGGTACGAAACTACACAACGAGATACAGAAATCAAAGAGTGTCGACCTTATAACTCTATTACCAGCTTTTTCGATACCGCTGATTGGCTCAAGTGCCACTAATAAATTAGCACAACACATCTCATCATTATATGAGATAACCCCAGAGATATGTATAGAGGCAGGTCTGGGTCCGAAAGCGGCGTCGAATCTTTATGACTGGTTAGTTGGTACTTTTATTGACCACGGCTATAATGAACTTCCCTTTTCTTTTACTTGTAAAACGCAGGCAAAAGTCAGTCTTGACGACACTAAGGGAACAGTTTGCATTAGTGGTAAGTTGAAATCTTACCCTACTAAAGCAGCCGCTACTCAAGTATTAGAAAAGTATGGCTTCATTGTTAAGAGTTCCTTAACAAAGGATGTAACAATCTTACTCAATGAGAGTGGAATCGAAAGTGCAAAAACTAAAAAAGCAGAACAACTCGGGATAAAAATATTTAACAACCTAAAACAAATTATAGAGGAATAAAAAATGGCATTACCTAAATGGACAGATGAAAGAACTCAACAACTAACAGACTTTGTTGGTTCTGAAAGCCCTATATCTCAATCAACAGTTGCTAACGCAGCTGATGAGTTAGAAACATCAACAAGATCAGTTTCTAGCAAATTGAGAAAAATGGGATTTGATGTTGAACTAGCTTCAGCATCTGCTTCTAAGTCTTTCTCAGACGAGCAAGAAGCAACCTTACAAGCCTTTGTTACTGACAACAGTGGCTCTTACACATATGCAGAAATTGCATCAAACTTTGACGGCGGATCGTTCTCTGCTAAATCAATTCAAGGAAAAATCTTATCAATGGAATTAACTTCTCATGTTAAGCCTGCTCCTAAAGTTGAAACAGTTAGAACTTATACTCCTGAAGAAGAAGGCACATTTGTATCAATGGTTAACGATGGATCTTTCGTAGAAGAAATCGCTGACGCACTTGGCAAATCTGTAAACTCAATCAGAGGAAAAGCTCTTTCACTTTTAAGAAGTGGTGAGATTAACGCTATTCCAAAGCAAAAAGAAACAAAAGGATCAAGCAAAGCTGACGTACTTGCTGATGTAGATGTTGCTTCACACACTGTAGAAGAAATTGCTGACCAAATCGGCAAAACAGTTCGTGGCGTAAAAACTATGTTGACAAGACGAGGACTACAATGTTCTGACTACAACGGCGCAGCTAAAAAAGATATCGGTTAATTACCTAGTCTTTTGATTAGTTTAAGGCAGGGGTTCGCCCCTGCCCGTTTTTTATTACTTTGGGAGAGGTCAATTGAATATAGCGTCAGCGCTTTTAAAACAGATTATAGTTCAAAAAGATTTAGACACATGGGCTAAACTAAAAGAACATTACCTACCTGGCGAGTACCAGTCAATTTTCCGCATCCTTGATAAGCACATAGACAATTATCAAGACCTTCCAAAATTCGAAGATCTCTCTTATGAAGTACGAGATCGACAACTCCAAGAAAAAATATTCGCAATCGAGTCCGTAGATGTCGAGGTAGACGCTTGGCTTTTGCTTGACTATCTAAAGAACGAATATGCACAAGTAGAAATCCTAGATGAGTTGGATTCCTATATAGATAACACAGTCGCTATGGCTAGCGCAGAAGAAAACATAGAACAATTACAAGAAATAGTTTTAAGGGTAAGTGATAAGGTAGATGTCAAACCACCCGAAGAAAGTATGCAAAGCATATCATTATTCGAGGACGACACAGAACTAGCGAAGTATTTACCCTTAGGACTCAATAGTGAGTATGACTCACAAATCAAGTTCTCTCCCAAAGACTTAGTGCTTGTGGGTGGACGACGAGGTTCAGGAAAGTCTTTGACTTGTTGTAATCTAGCATCCAATGTATATGAAGCAGGGCGTAGTGCCTTGTACTTTACTATTGAGATGGATAGTAGATCAATACTTCAAAGAATATGTTCTATTGCTACAAAGATCCCATTCTCCAGACTAAGAAGCAAAATGCTTTCTGCTCAAGAATGGAACATGGTTGGCGGATGGTGGGCAGGTCGTTTTGATGGTGGACATGAATTATTGCCAGAGTTTCAAAAAACTCATGACTTTGAATCATTCCATAAATCATTAACAAAACTTCCTTTACACAAAGAAAGACAGTTAGATGTAATCTATGATCCAGCACTTACGCTGTCAAAGATTCAATCTGAACTAGACAAGAAAGTCAACCAACTAGATGTCGGAGTAGTAATAGTAGATTATCTAAACCAAGTTCGTCGTCACAATGCACCAAGTCGCTCAGGTCAATACGACTGGACAGAACAAATTGAAGTCAGTAAGAAAATGAAATTATATGCACAAGAATATGAAACGCTTGTCTTTGCACCATATCAGACGGATGCAAGTGGAGAAGCTAGGTTTGCAAAAGGTATTCTTGATGCGGCAGATGCTGCCTATGCACTAGAAACATGGGAGCAACAGGATGAGTGTATGACATTTAATTGTGTCAAAATGAGAAGTAATCGTATGGAAAGTTTTACAAGTACAGTTGATTGGGAAACCTTGAAGATTGGACCTCAGTCAGCAATCAATCCTAAAGAACGAGAAGCAATTAAAGATAATATGGCAACAGGAGAAAATGTAGACGACATATGATATTATATACAGAACAACAACTTTTAATCGCATACACTAGACATGTAAGAGGATTAATGGATTCACCAGTAAAGGTGATGACACCAACAATAGAGGAGTTCAGAACAATTTATGAAACAGAACTCGAAGAACAACTATGGGACGAAATAAATGACTAAAACAGAAAAAGCAGCACTACAAGAATCAGTAGTTCAAGTAGGCGTTGCACTAGCAATTAACTTTCCATTACAAACAATTATGTTATGGTTAATGATAGAAAGATGGCACTGGGAAAGTGCACTTCTTATATCTCTAACTACTACTTTTATAATGACAGTAGTAGCACTAATCAGAACATACATGATTCGTATGGAAATAGAAAAAAGACGCAGACACGGTTTATGGAGAAAGGTAAGAAACAGTGGCAGCAGATAGAATTAGTAAAGAAACGGCAGAGTTAATAGCTCTGCCACCTTTCGATATAGAGCAAAGATCAGTAAAGTTTTTACTGAACCAACCGACTGTGCGTGATAATATTCACAAAGTACCAGTTAATGAACCTCTTATGGAAAGTTTAATAGAGCATGGTATGAAATCCCCAATACTAACCATGCCGAGTTATTATCCGATTGCAGGAAGTCAAAGACTAAGAGCAATGCTAGAGATAGTAAAGACACATCAAGATGGATGGATGTTTAAAACAATGGAAGTAGAAGTATTCAAATTTCAAAAGGAATGGTGGAATATGTTTTACTTATGGGGAGATAAAGAATTTAGAAACAAAGCCATAGCAATATGGTTTCAAATGGTAGAACTTGCTTGGAAAAGTAAGTATTACGAACATAAAGAAGATCCAAGTGGTAAAGCTATGACAGACTTTGAGGAACTTGGAGATCAATTAAAAGGATGGACACACAAAAAACTATGAAAGAATTTTTAGAACATTTCTTCTACGCATTATCAATGGCGGGTATACTATTTTGTGTAGCTTTTGCTCTTAGTTTAGTAATAAGTGTATTTACATTATGACAGTAGAAGAACTATTACAAGAACGAAAAATTGAGTATAAGTTATCTCCAGCAGATGCTATTGTTAAGTGTTTAAATCCAGAGCATGACGACAGTAATCCTAGTATGAGAATTGATAGAATTACAGGAGTATTTAACTGTTTTTCGTGTGGTTTTAAGGGCAACTTATTTAATCACTTTGATGCCCCTTCGAATCCATTAGACATTCGTAGAGAAAAGGCCAAACGAAAGATAGAAGAAAAAAGAGCATCTTCGATAGGACTGAAGATGCCAAAGAATTTTATGCCCTATGTAGGCAACTGGCGTGAGATCACTCCAGAAAGTTACAAATTGTTTGATGCATTTTTGCATCCAGACAAACCATTTACAGGCAGAATTTCTTTTCCAATTAAGGACTTGACAGGAAGAATAGTAGCATTTAACTGCAGAACACAGTCCCCAACTGATGTTCCAAAGTATTTAATACATCCCCCGAAGGCATTGCTACCTTTGTATCCTGCTCGAGTCCGCCCCATCAAGGGTAGAGTAATATTAGTAGAAGGCATTTTTGATATGTTAAACCTACACGACAAAGGCTTAGAAAATGCTGTATGTTGTTTTGGAACTAGAAACATTGATGTTGACAAACTAAAGTTACTAAAAATGCAAGGAGTATCTGCAGTAGATATACTATTTGATCCTGATGAAGCAGGACAAGATGCGGCTACTCGAGTTGCTGAACTCTGTGAAATATCAGAGTTATTATCAAAAAACATAAGGCTACCTGTACAATTAGGGGATGCAGGAGCATTGAACAAAGTAAAAGTAAAAGAATTAAAGGAGACATTATATGGCTAAGATAGCCCTAGTAGAAAGTAAACCTAGTCGTAATGACTATGTAAAACTATTTAACAATGAGATAGATTTTGATAAGTATGAACTATGTTCTGATCCTACAATAAAGAAAGTACTAAAACGAGATTGTGATATAGAGATCAATCAAGATGACTATGACTGGATTATACTTGTAGGTTCTGAGTGTTTAAAGTATTTTACAAAACAAAACTCTGTTACAGAATACAGTGGTAGATGTATTGATGATAAGTACCTACCAGTGATTAACCCAGCAATGTTAGCATTTAAACCTGAGGCTAAAAAGACATGGGAAGAATCAAGAGAAAACATAGTAAAGTATACGCAAGGTAAATTAAAACAACAAAAACTTGGAGATGACAAGTGTTATGGAATTACAGATTCAAGAAAACTTCATGAGTTCCTTATCAATGCTAGAGATCATGCAAATGACTTTATCGCTCTTGACTCCGAGACATCTGGATTATATCCTCGAGATGGGTATATGCTTGGAATCAGTATATCATATGAACCAGAACATGGAGCATATATAGACTGTGAGTGTATTGATGAAACAGCAGAAGTATTACTTCAACAAATATTTACTAAAAAGAGAGTAGTATTTCATAATGCTAAATTTGACTTGGCGTTCTTTGAGTATCATTTCAACTTCAAGTTTCCAAGATTTGAAGACACCATGTTACTACACTATATGCTAGACGAGAATCCAGGCACACACGGTTTGAAACAGTTATCCCTCAAGTACACACCTTATGGAGATTATGAGAAAGGTATGTATGAGTGGATAGATGATTACTGTCGTAGAAATGGTATACTTAAAGGTAGTTTCAGTTGGGATATGATTCCTTTTGAAATTATGCAAGACTATGCTGCTATGGATGCAGTGTGTACTTTCTTACTCTTTCAGAAGTTTGAAAATGCACTAGTAAAGAATGATAGATTGTACGGAGTGTATAGAGATATTCTTATACCAGGCTGTAGATTTCTAACAGATATACAAGATGCAGGAGTTCCTTTTGATAAAGACAGACTACAAACATCTTCAGTATTGATGCAAGAGCAAATTGATGAAGCTATAGAAAAGTTATATACTTATCCAGCTATCAAAGAGTTTGAACATTCACAAAGCAAAGACTTTAATCCAAACAGTACAATGCAACTACGATCTTTATTATTTGATTACTTAGGATTAGCTCCTACAGGTAAGAAAACTGGAACGGGTGCGGACAGTACTGATGCGGAAGTATTGAAAGAGTTAGCTGAGAAACATGAAGTGCCTCAGTTAGTGCTTGACATAAGACAAAAAGTTAAGATTAAGAGTACATATCTTGACAAAATTTACCCACAGCTTGACAGAGATAGTAGACTTCGTACAGGTTTCAACCTGCATGGAACAACTTCTGGAAGGTTGTCATCAAGTGGTAAAATGAATATGCAACAGATTCCCAGAGACAATCCGATTGTCAAAGGGTGTATCAAAGCAAGTCCAGGCACTAAAATAGTTGCAATGGACTTAACAACAGCTGAGGTATATTGCGCAGCCGTACTTGCAAATGATAAAAACTTA